TGCCATACTTTTCAGCAAACGCTTCTTTAAACTTTTCTGCCAAATCAGTTTTGCGTTTTGATCCAACAATTCGTTCTAGTATCTCCCTAGAATAATCTCTTTTCTTTTTAGCCATTTATCTTACTTCAACTATAAGTGAATAGTTATCACCCGACACAAAACCTTTTGTTGAAAGTAACAAATCTCCTGCAGGTGATGTGCTTGCAGTTAATGTAGCATTGTTCTCTATTTCATTACCCGCTGTTTTTAAATCCCAAAATCCATTACCTGATAAAATACAAATTGTTTTATTCGCTGAACTTGCACCACTTCCTGCCCATAATAATTCAACACCCGATTTTCCATTTGTTGTATTCACACTATACCAAATTTTAGAAACTTTTTTCGTAGCATCTTCCGACATACCATTTAATGCGGAAGCATCCATTTTAGTTACAAGAGTTTCTCCTGAACCATCACTTATGTTTGTCATTTTCACCACACTTTTTACACCAGAGGTGTCTGAAAGTGTTTGAGTTGTTACAGCATCAGCCATTAATCTTCATTTCTCCTAAATTCTGTTACCATCAAATAACTATCCACACTTGAGTCAGTTGATAGTGTTATTATTCCATCATTACCAAACTTCAACTGGTCAGGTCGTAATCCATATTTTCCTTTTCCTGTCAAAGTCAAATTACCTGTTTCACTTCCTGCTTTAATTGTTACAGTACCAGTTCCTTCAATCAAATAAAAACATTCTATTAAACTTACTAACGATTCATTTGTTGCGTTAGTTAGTTTTGTAGGTTCTTCCATCGGATCAATTATCGTCTGGTCAGTTTCACTACCAATACCTTTCGATTGTATAATCGTTTTATCTGCGGTATCAACCACAAGTGTATTAGTAATTGTCATAATCTAAACCTTATTAAAACTACGCTGTAAATGAAGCGTCTTTTCTTAACTCCAAGATAATAAATCCTGTTGCGGCAGCAGCAACTGATTCTAAATCACCAGATGTTGCACCAGTATTAGTTGCATTATTAGCAATTGCAGGACCAGTATAATCTCCTGCACCTGTAAGCCTAATAGCGTGTGTATCTGCTGAGGCACCTACAAATTGAAGTTCTACTGAACCCGCCAACCCCCACCAAATTCTTTTAATACTTAATTTAGCACCATTTGCGTGACCACTTAATGCACTTGCGTCCAAAGCAACAGAAGTAGCACTATCAGAAGAATGATCCAAATGAACAACTACTGTTCCATGTTGACTTGTTCCTCCTTGACCACCAGCAGCCACAACTGTATCTCTTATATTTCTTGTTGCAAAAGCCATTTTGTTTTCCTTACTTTATTAATTCGTTATCAAAATAATCCTCAATGTCATTTACCTTGACACCGTGTTTCTTCGCCACCTTACTAATAATACTTTCTATTTTTGAAACAATAGAACCTTTAGTATTATTAATTATATCATATACATCATTAATTGCCTTCCGTAACCTCGGAGATAATTTTTCAAACTCCTGTGTTCCTTCAGGACCACTATACCTTCGTTCATCAAGTTGTTTTCTAAACTTTTTAAACGGCAGGTTGTTCATCACTATCATCCTGCGGTTGGTCAGCTTGTGTTTCAACTTCAGGTGTAGTTTCAGTTTCATCCTCAGGTTTTTCAGGTTCTACTCCTAATCCAGAAGGTGCAATTGCACCCGAAACCTTATCTAATCCAGCAGCATCTTTTATTGCTTCAGCATCTTGAGCAGCATTCAACCAATCACTAGCAACAGTTTGCCTTTTATTGTCCAATGCTGTTCCAATCTTACTTGCAAGAGCATCCTTAAATGCACTTTGAGCAGCAACATTATCATCAGCCGCAAGAGAATCAACCATTTTTACTACATTATCATCTGGCATAATTATTCATCTCCTTCTATATTTATATCGGTATTATCACCCTTATTACTTGAAATTGTCATTGTTTCTGCTTCAGGATGAGCAATAACACCAGTCTTAATTTCGTTTTCAATTTGAGAATCAATATCAGCAATATCCTCATCAGTTTGTCGTAAAACATTTTTCCTTACATATTCAAGAGAATAAAATTTTCCAATATATGGAGTTATCGCATTTGCTAAATCAATTCTATCTTTCATTATTTCTGCATTTTTTAATTCTGCAAAATATCCATCTTTTAAGAAACTATATTGTATATGTTCCTTAATTTTTGGCCAATCATCTATTGTAATAATACCCTTTAAAACAAGTTGTGTTTTTAGAATATCATTAAAAACCTGTGTAAATCTTTTTCTTAATCGTTGAACAAATTTAGAAAACTTTACTTCATCCCTAGTTATTTCTGCTGCCTTACCAAGATTAAAACCACTATCTGATTCCATTCTTGAAATAGGAACATTCAATGACTTATATAATTTCTTTTGAAAGTATTGAACATCTGAAATCTCACCAAGATTTTGTCCACCTGAAAGAGTAGTAACTTCTGTTCCTTTTGCACCCTCTCTACGAGGTAACCAAAAATCTTCGAGCATAGACATATGTTTTCTATCATCCCGAATCTCTCCAGTTGAAGCGTCATAGACAAGTTTATTTCTATATCTTGCCATAACATCCCGAAGGTATGCTTCCGCTTTTACTTTAGGTAAGTTTCCTACATCAACATAAAAAATTCTTCGTTCAGGTGCTCTTACTATTCTGTAAATAACAACAGCATCCTCAATCATTCGCAATTGATTGACAGGTTTAATTGCCTTATGCAAATGACTCATCACTAAATTTTTATTCTGGTCTATGACACCAGAGGTAACATATGTAATAGTATCAGCAGCAATCTTGACACCAACATTTGATGTTGGTCCTTCTATGCCTCTTTCATTATAGACAAACCACTCCGCAGTTTCCTCTATAACTTCAATTCCTTTTCTTTTAACATCACGGTGTTTTTTAACCTCACGAATCTTTTTAATTTTTCGTGGGTCAATATACCGTAGTTCTGTTATTCCTTTACGAGGACTTGCTGGGTCTATTACCTTATGAAAGTATATTCTACCATCAATATACCATCGCTTAAAAATGTCGTGACCCTTTTCATCAAAATTCATTAAACTTAAAATTTCATCAAATTCATCACGAACTTTTGTTTTAATGTTATCAGAAATTCCTAGTTTATCCAAGGAAATAGATACGGATGAATCTCTTTCATCCGATACAATAACCTCATTGATGATATCTTCAACTGCCATATCACATTCTGGATGTTGAGCAATCTCCCGATATCGTCTTATTAAATCTGTTTCATTTTTAGCGGTAACATCCATATCCAAGTATTGGCCGAAATATCCGCCAGCAGATATAGTTGTTGTGCCGTCATCAGGAGAAGGAACAGTAAATGCTTGTGTAGATTTACTGTCCGTCTCCTTTTTTGGTCTCGTTATTTGGAATCCCAATAGTTGTACCATATTATATTTCCTTTAATAACTTTTTTGTTTATGTAGTAGTATCTGTTTCAAAATACTGATACTGCCAAGTTACCTCAAAGTCCGCAACCGTTGCTGTCGGTGCTGAACTAAGCGTAAAACCAGGTAGAGCAGTTGGGAACAATCCTCTAAAAGTATAAGATTTTAGAGTTGTACCGTTTCTGTCTAAATGGTCGACAAATGCATCCACCTGATAATCAGAAGGATTAGTTAACCCCTCGTTATCAGTTATGTTATTCATGCCGTTCATCCAACGCTCAACAGCTCTGTATACCTTGTAGTCCGTATCATTGTAAACAGTAGTACCCCAAGCTGCGAAGCTTCGGTCTCCTGCCATATGCAAAGTTCTGCCTCTAAAGTCAATATTAACTTCGCCAATGGAATGTGCAGGTAAAGATGTTGCATGGCATAAGAATGCCATTTCTTCTGTTTCTCCACCTACTGCTGCAAAACCAGGGAAAGGCATCGTTACCTTAAACTGATTAAGTCTTGCACCGCCGCCTTTTAAACGAGCTTTAAAATCATCAATGTTTGCCATTTTTTATTTCTCCCTCTATCTACTAAGCGCCAGCAACTTCAGAAAAAGCTACGCCTGTTCTGGTTGCTACGAAGTTAAGTGTTATGAAGTTAATAGAACGAGCAGGTTTGATAAAGATATCAGCCCTAAATTCGTTTCTGTCTATTACTTCTCCAGTATTGTTTGTGCTATCACAAACAACTAAAAAGTCAGTTATACCTCTACGACCTTGTACATCTCTCAAAAACGGTTCTACTAAATTTCTAAACCCTGCTCTTGTGAACTCATCATTGAACTCAAAGAGTTGGAATTTAGCAGCAGTAGCAATCGCTTTTTCAAGAACAATGAAAAGTCTCCTTACATTGATTCTATCAAATGCACTTGGTTTTGCTTGAGCAGTTTTATCACCGAACAATACAGTTCCCTGACCAGGGAAAGTAACAACAGGATTAACTCTTGCTTTGTATAATTCATCTCTTTGTGTTTGGTTAGGATTAAATGCAAGTTTAACTGCACCCCTAATTTGACCACGATTGAAACCACCTGGTGAAAACCAAGGGTCTGCTACATTGTCAGTCCTTGCACAAAGACCAGCGATATCGCCGTTCAATGGTACATGCCTATATACATCATTGTATTTGTCATATTGATACTTGTATCCACTATCAATTACTGCATAACTAGATGAAGATAAACTATCAGCAAAGCCTTTGACATTAACAGTTTGAGAAATAGGATCGCTTACATTCACAACATCTGCTCTCGCAGGTGAAATAAATGCTACACAATCTTTTCTACTTGTTGCAATATCAATTACTTTAGTTGCTTTAGTTGCTCCAGTAGCATCAGCAGCTGTATGAGATGGTCCACCGAGTAACAATGCAATATCAACTGTTTCAGCATCAGCGAACTTATCAAATCCCAATGCATATTCAGCATTAGTAATTGTGTAATCATCTGTTCCACTTGCTAGTGAATTAGCGAATACAGTAAAGCCATTTGCGCCTTCGGCATCAAATGTTTGTCCTTTCTTTGCTGAACCAGCGTTTGCTAAAGTTGTTTCGTGATCCATCCAGTAGATGTATTTTGATTCATTGTATAAAACATCAACATAATAATTTGTTCCACCTTGGGAATTTTTACCATCTGAAGCTTGTGAAAGTCCTTCAAATGTTTCCAAGATTGTGCCTGCTGTACCTGTGATACCGCCATCTTCATCTAATACTACGATATGTAACTCGTCAAGTGAACCGCCAGCATTAGATACATCATCTGTAGTTGTAGGTGGTTGTGAAAAGTTAAAATAGTATTCCCAATGTCTTTTGAATTTCGCATCGTCCACGACAGCGTGTCGTAAACCACCTGTTTCTGTTTTACCAGTTGCAGGATTAAATCTTGCGATTGTTAGGACATGGGTAGCGATAGAAGTTACTTTGTAATGATATCCAGAAGGCGCTGCTGTATAATCAGAAGCACTTCCAAATTCTAAAATATCTCCAGCTTGCAATAGAGAGCCATCATCAACGGTGATAGTTGTATCGCCAATAGCCGCCGAAGCGTCATTGACAAGATTACCACCCATTTGATCCCCTCCAAATGCAGTTGAATTAGTACACATGGACACTTTTAAGTTGTTACCTAGTGTTCCAGATTCTCGAGCAGCCCAACTGCCTACAGAACCATCTCCACTAGCATAATTATCAGTATAGTGAGTAGTATTTTTAATCAACACAGCTGTGCCTGAAACACACGCATTAACCTGACCTGTAATAGGTCTAACCACTCTTAAAGCATTACCGTACTGAAGGAAGTTTGCACAAGTGAACCAAGATTCAAAGTTGCTTGCATTTGGTTTCCCAAATGTATCAACTAATTCCTTTTCACTTGAAAGCAAGGTTACTTCGTCTATCGGACCTTTTTCAGAAGTCAGAACTGCCCCAGCAATTGATGTTGAAACTGCTGGAATTATGTTCGTTAAGTCCGTTTCTTGTACGAGAACACCTGGTGATACTTGAAATGCCATTTTATTCGTTCTCCTTATAATTAAGTTTTTGTTTCAACCCTTTGACTAATATTTATATATTCGCAGTTTTTAATGTTCGCCTTTGCGTATTTCA